CGCCGATACCCACTTCGACGAGGTGGTCAACCCGAACGAACTCGGCGGCGTGAACGCCTATAACCGGCAGATCGCCCAGGCACGCCTGCGGGAGTTTTTCGCCAATACAGTGAAGCTGGGCAGGGANTTTTTCAGCGGCATCCGCATGGAAGGGCTGGTAATGCCGATGCTCGGCGATATTGTGAGCGGGAATATCCACGACGAACTGGCTCAGAGCAACGCGGCCGCAATCCTCGACACCTGCCTGTTCTGGTCGGAAGAGATCGCGTCCGGCATCGATCATGCCGCCAAGCATTACGGCCAAGTATTCTGCCCGTGCGTCGTAGGGAACCACGGCCGGCAGACAAAGAAGCCCAGAGCCAAGGGCCGAGTCAAAGACAACTTCGACTATCTGATCTATTCACTGATAGCCAGGCACTTCAAGGACGACGAACGAATCACCTTCAAGATACCGGAGACGGCCGACGCCCACTACAATATCTACAACGTCCGATACTGCATAACCCACGGAGACCAATTCAGGGGAGGCAGCGGGATATCCGGCGNCNTGNCNNCNCTCCTGCTCGGCGANGCCAGGAAACGCAAACGCAGCGACGCCACGAACNNNCCATACGACTACATGGTNATGGGGCACTGGCACCAGGAGATAGACACCCACGGCATNATNGTCAGCAACAGCATGAAGGGATACGACGAATACGCTATGCTATCNAACTTTGCCTACTCGGAGCCGTCCCAGGCGTTCTGGCTGACCGACCCGGACAAGGGACGGACGNTGCGAACGTCGGTGCATGTCAGATCGAAAGATGAACAATGGGAGCGGGTCGAGAACCAGCAGGCACCGGCCTGGGCCACCAAACTGTAGGAGACAGCCATGAAACTCGCGTACATCGCAGGCAAATACACCGGGGCAACAAAAGAAGAGGTCCAACAGAACATCGACATAGCCGAGGATATCGGCAAGCAGATGTTACTGAAAGGCTACGCCCCAATCATCCCCCACAAGATCACCTCGCATTGGGAGCGTGACAGCATGTTCGAGATGCTGCAGCACTCAGACTGGATGCGGGTATGCCTCGCCTGGCTCGACAAGTGCGACGTGATTGTCATGTGCCCCGGGTGGAAGGAAAGCAAAGGCGCAACTCAGGAATATCATCACGCCTGCGGCCGCAAGATTCCCATAGTCTTCTATGGGCAAACTGTTTGATATGCGCCACACGATCGGTTAACCTCTTGACATACGCTACACAACAAGGGGATACCGATGCACGACAAACTATCGCTGGCCGGCCTGTTCGACGACGAAACCGTGCGGATGCCGTCTGGTCTCGTCGTCCCGAAACATTCAGCAGAAGACCTGATAAAATCCGAAGCGAAGAAAATGCGGGTGGAGGACAATAAGGCTGCGTTCTTCTCAAAGTTTGCCCTGGCGCAGAACATGGTGGCATACGGCGCCAGGGAGAAGCCGATGGGCACCCCGCAGTTCCCCATCCTGTACGAAGCAGCCAAGAAGTCATTCGTCGACGCCATCCTGATCAGGGCACGCATCGACCAACAGAAACGTATCTGGCAGAAGGCCAACGAAGGAAAAAATAAAGAGGTCGGATTCAAGGTGGTCCATGAACGCAACGACGACCCGGACTATACCGTAACCGATCAAGACAAAGAACGCTGCAGGGAGATGGAAGCCCTGCTTGGCGACCCCACCCCCACCGAATACCTCTACCTGTACCCACACAACGTCCGGCCGCACACCAGGCTAAAAGACCTCGTCGGCATCCTGACCCGGGCGGAACTGATTATCGACCGCAAGGTGCTGCTTCGTTACAAGCGGCGGGACGGACAAGGATATGCTGCGTTCCACTGGCTGCCAGGCGAGACCATCAAGAACGTGGACGAATCTGTACGGGCCTGGGCCAACAAAAACGAGGCAGGCGGCAAGATCACCCGGGACACGATCAGCAAGATGTCCTACGCCACCGGCTTTGATATCGCACGGTCGAGCTATGTGCAGATGATCGACGGCATGGTGACAGCGGCATTCACCGACGACGAAATCAGTGTGCATGTCAGCAACCCGAGCGACCAACTCAACCGGTACGGGTACGGAGAGAGCCGGCTGGAACTGTCGCTGGATATCACGACAACCCTACTCATGGCCTGGACCTACAACCGGGAGATGTTCAAGACCAACTACCCCGAGCAGATTCTGACCGTGGCCGGCGACTTCGACGCAGACGGCCTGGCAGCGTTCAAACAGCAGATACTATCCGAGGCAGGCGGCGTCGGCAACAACTGGCGGCTGCCGGTCATCCCAGCCGGCGATGCCGAAAACTTCAAGATTGACAGCGTGAAACTGCGGGAGACCCCGAAGGACATGCTGTTCGACCAGATGATTGAGCTTGCCATCAACCTTAAGGCCGCGGCCTACGGTGCCCACCCGTCAACTCTCAACCTGTCCATGTACGCCGGCACCAGCGGACAGAACGGCCTCGGCAGCGTCAATACAGCCGGCGAAATCGAGTTTTCGAAAGAGCATGGACTTATCCCGTCGCTTACCGATATGTGTGAGTGGCTGACCGATGCGATCGTCAAGCCACGCTACGACGACCTCAAACTGATACTGGTCGGGCTAAAACCGGAAGACGAGAAGCAGTCCGTAGATATCCGGACCAGCCGGGTAAGCAAATGGCTGACCAAAAACGAGGCCCGAACTGAAGAGGGGCGCTCCCCCATCGGATTTTATCTTAGCCCCGAAGAGTACAACGAACTAGGAGAGAATGATCCTAAGAGAAAACAGCACGACACAAACCCTTGGAACTGGCCGTCAGATGTGGCCTGCACAAACTATTTAAACACTTTCACACAGGCCGAACAGCAGCAAGGAGAAGACTACCAAGGCGAAGAACAGGATCAACAGGACGATTCAGACCAATATTATAAGTCGTTGAAGAAATCGAAACAAAAACAAGAAACAAAATACCTCAAAATACAAATAAGCTGATTGATCATTCTGTCTCTTTGGCTTAGTTGGGCAGGAGGTAAACATGCAGGGAATCATATATAAGGCAACGAATTTAGTAAATGGAAAGGTTTATATTGGTCAAACCATAAAGCCTATACGCAAAAGAATTATCGAGCACAACAGATCAAAACAGGCATTTGGTAGAGCTATAAGGAAACATGGAATAGAAAACTTCCGAATTTCAATTATTGATGCCTCGGAGGACGTGGAAAGTCTTAATGATAAGGAAATTTTTTGGATTAAGTTTTTCAATAGTATGTCTCCAAGAGGATACAACCTAAACTCTGGAGGACGCACAAATATAATTATAGCAGAAGAAACAAGGGCAAAAATATCAGAAATTGCAAAAAATATGTCTGTGGAAACCAAAGCCAAAATTGCTGCAGCAAGGACAGGTAAAGTAGCATCAGGCGAAACACGGGCGAAGATCTCAGCTGCAGTAAAAGGACGAAAAGCATCAGAAGAAACTCGAGCCAAGATATCAGAAGCATCAAGAGGCAGACAGCCATCTGACGAAACACGAGCCAAACAATCAGCAGCAAATAAAGGCAAAATCAGGACACCAGAACACTGCCACAAGCTGTCTAAGGCAAACACGGGGAAAGTACGCACACAGGAAATGAGGGATAGGATTTCTGCAGCACAATTGGGACGGAAGGCTTCGGCTGAGACTAGGGCCAAGCTGTCAGAGATAAGAAAAGGAAAAGCTAGACCAGCGGCAGTAAGGGCAAAAATATCAGCTACGCTTTCTGGGAGAAAGCGATCCGATGAAGATAAAGCAAGAATGTCGGAGGGATGGGCAAGACGCAAAGCAAGCATCGCCTCTGACTAACAATCATTCTACGCACAAGGCTTTACCCAATACAGGAGGAACCACACCATGACGAAACTAGACGAACTGCAGAAGGCGATCGAAGAGGCCGCCGAGACCAGCCTGGAGATGATCCGCAAGTCGCAGATGGCGTTCGACTTCACTGTGAGCAACCCGCACGCCCACGACCACCACGTCGCCTACACCCGCACCAACGCCAGCGGCACGGTAAGCAATATCGCTGCAAAGGGGGCACCGACGGTACACCCGCTGCAAGCAGAAGCAGACAAACATCGTGCAGCAGCAGCAAGATATGAGTTGGAAGCGAAAGAGCACGAAAAGGGCACAAACCACCCTAATCCGACATCAGCACGGTACTCGCTACGGCTTCAACACGAAAAAGAGGGCATGGCAAGACACCACAAANACAAGGCTGAAGAGATCGAAAATCAGATTGCAGCAGACAAGCCAGCGGCAAAGGAAGTAAAGCCAAACGCCAACGCCATCCACGAACACTACCCTTGGGGCAGGCTGACAAAGGTAGAAGGCAAGGGTATACGAGCCGTACTCCACCCGGAGCACCAAGAGGCAATCGGCAAACTGCAAGACGGCGACTCGACCCGCTTCAAGGATGAACAGGGTATTGACTGGACAGCAAAGCGCAACGGCGAGCACGTCGAGCTGAAAGCACCGTCGCGGGTATCAGGCACGGCACTGCGGGTAAAGCATAGCGATGTGGCGGCAGAAGAAGCAGACGTATCTTACGACCCGCAACCCGGAGACGACGCACCGCTGAAAAATCCGCAGGAGCGGTACAACAAGCCATCCGGTGCCACTGATTCACATACAGCCGCCAAGATGCTGCAGCGGGTGGCAGACAAGCACAGCAACAATATGTACGGCAAAGCTGATAGCTTCAAGGACACCCACGGCAAATACGCGCTACCAGCCAGCGCAGTAGCAGGCAACGAGGCGCGGGAATACAAGACCACCGACGTCTATGGCAACAGTTCGAAACGGGAGCAAGGCCAACTGACGCCAGGCGGAAGCGAATTCAGCCCAGAATTCCAGAAGATTCAGGAAGAACACGGACACAACTCATTCATCCTGAACCATAACGGCCACAGGTATCTGGTGGACCCGCAGGGATACAGCTACGCACGGTATGTCTCCCACATCAAGGGAGAACCGGCCCAAGCGAGTGTAGCCGATCAGCTTGCTGACCTGAAAACCCCGCAAGACGGGACTACGTTCGACCAGAGGCTGGCACACCACGGCAGGACTCAAGGTCTTCGGCAAGAGGAGATCGACAGAACCATGTCGGCGAACCACGCAACCCAAACGGCACAGGATGCATACGGCCA